CCACCGTACCAAGGGTTTTCATCAAGCCATTTTGTTAGTTTTTCGTCCTGAGTTGGGGCTTGTGGGGTAGGTTCTGGAATACGTACTTGAGATTCCCGTGGCTCGATAGGTTGCATATTACGTGCTCTATCTAATCTTAGAGTGGCCTCTGAAATTTTAAGCTGGGCTTCAACTAAAGCATCGGAATCGCCAGAATCATAAGCTTCTTTATAGGCTTTTTTAGCCATATTAAGTTCAGCTTCAGCGCCATTTTTACCCTGTTCAATAAAAATTTTGCTGCCTTCATGCAGTTGTGCCTGTAGTTTTTTGTTTTCCTCTACAAGTACTTTGGCTGCCCGTATGGCTTCTTCCCGCAGTTTAACGGCTTCTTCTTTGGCACGGCGCTCATCATGGTAGCCTTTACTAAATTTCTTTAGTCTTTTCTGTACCTTTTTGTCATATTCATTAAGCTCGTCCTCGTCAATATCCTCAGGAGAAGCTTCCATAGGCTCGCGCCCTTTATCTTCTGGTGGGGTGTCATCAACAATTTCAATATCTACTTCGGAAGTTTCTACTTCGGGTTTACCCTTAGTTTTAACTTCTTGCTTTGTTTCAATTTCATCTGGAAATTCAAAGGTGTCATTGTCACCACCTAGAGGAATTACTTCCCCACCCTTTCCAAATGTAACTGTTCCTAATTCTTCTGTTGCCATTTAAATCTCCTTATGCACGCGAAATCCCGCGGGGGTCTTCAACAGTAGCTTCTACGCTATCGTCGTTAATAATTCTAAATTCTTGACCGTGAATCTTTAGTCTTGAACCAGAATTGGGTCTAATCAACACAAAATCACCTACTTTACAGCTAGGACCATTAGGAAAACGCTCTTTATCTGAATAAGCATCTGGGCCTAAAGCCATAACAAATAAAACAGGAGTTAGTACCTCTTCGTATTGCATGGATTGTGCTGACTTGATAATGCCACTTTCTGAATACTCTTCTTCTGCCTTTGGAACCATACATAAAATATGGTAGCTTTGAGGTTTAGGAAGTTGTGTTGCTCTTTCTTCTTGCTTCTCTGGTAGTGTCGAAAGGTTGCCCAATGCGTCACTTATGATAAGGTCACTCATCTAGTTCCTCTAGTTTTTGCACGCGGTCTTTGATTAAATCCACAGCAAGGGCAAGACCACGGATAATCCCTGTTGTGTTTCGATACTCTTCTAAGTTTTGGCAATTGCCTGCGGCAACGGATTGTGCTCTAGCCTCGATTTCTTTTTCAAGTTCGTTAACTAGGTAGTCGTACTCGGTCACTCGTTAGTTTCCTTTTTAGTTAAATTTGCGGCCTGTCTTTCAGCTAAAACTTGTTGGTTAACATGGTCTTTAGTCTGTTGCAAATTGTTTTGTTGGTTTTGAGTATGTGTCGTTAATGCTTTCAAACCTAACTCGGCACCTTTCTGAATACGTTGGGTTTTTAATCTAGCATTATTCATGGCGGCTTGGTTAATACCTTGGCCAGCGGCAATCATAGCTTGTGACTTGATACGCTCTTGCTCAATCTCTAACTGTTTCATCTTAAGTTGAGCATCGGTCTGGTCTTTAGTGGCCTTACGTTGTTGCTCTTGTGCTTTGAGCTGTAACTCTTGCATTTGCATTTGAATGATTGGGTCTTGAGCTTGTTGCTGAGCTTGTTGCTGTTTAGCTTGCATTTGGTTCTGGGCCAATAGTTTTTGTGCTGCTTGGGCAATCATTGGTGCCAACTTAGCTTCCATTTCTGGAGTCATGTTGGTGTCTTCTTCCTCATTCATCTCATCCATCTTCTGAGCTGGTAAGGACATACCCAATTGCTTCTCAATTTCAATACGGTACTGGAAGCCAATATGCTCATTGACGTGCGCCATCATAGCTGCTTGCATCTGCTGAGCCTGTGGATTATTTTGTAAGAGTTGCATAATCTTGGGGTCTTGCATAGCTGCCATGTGAATCTGAATATGGGCCTCATGGTCTTGGTAGCTAAACGCCTTAACAGGCTTGAGCATCAATACGTTCTGGTTTTCAGTCACTGGGTCTTGTGGCTTCTGGTCGTCTGCCATTGGGACAAGTTTTTGTGCGTTCTTGATACCAAGAACTTCAATCATCTGTCTGTGGAGGAGTGGCAAGTTATAGAGTTGTGGTGCTTGTTGAGCCAGCTGTAGCACAGCTTGATACTGTACGATTTTCTGCGCCATCGTAGACGCATTAGGGTCGCTAACTGGTAGAACCTCCACATCGTCATAATCTGATTTCTTAGTTGCTGGGCTACCTTCTTCAGGTTCATAGTCATATTCCTCTGGTGTGTAGTCAGCAATAATAACTTTGAGTAGCTTAAACTCTTGCTTCATCGAATAATGCAGACGAGCTTGGATTGCCGACATAACCTTCAGGGTACGCTCAAGAATAGCTAAAGTCGTACCAACTGGGGCATTTCCACCCATATCGGATACTTGTAAATCGCCAGCTGATACAAATGAACGACCTTCTTGCACAATCTGATTAAACAAAGACATAAGCGTTTGGCTAGGTTCTTTGTATGGCAACAACATAATGTTGTCTTTAATTGTGCCGCTTGGTACGTCTACATCACGGAATTCTCCTGGGGAGATTGGTGTGTCGTCACCTTTAACTCTGAGGCCGCGGGCTTTGAGACCGCCCGGTAAATTACTGAGTGTCCCTGCGTCGACGAGCTGACGAACAATAGTAGTAGCTGAACGAGCATAACCGCCAATAAGATGTATGAGTCCATAGCCATAAAATCCGAATCCTGGTACGTATTGATAGTGAACAAAGTGATTTCTCTTAAGCTTTAAGATATCATCTTCGTACCAGTTACGGCGGATAGCTAGCACCTTTGCGGTGCTTTTTTCTAGGGTAATGATGTAAGGTAGTGCAATACCATCTTCATCTTCATATCCTGGCAAGTCGTAATCAACACAAATTTCAAAAATCTTAAAGCGGTTATCGGTTGTTGCTGAGAAGCCTTGCTCTTCTGCTTTGCGCTTTTCAATGTCGTCCATGACGTTCATTGGCTCGCCCAAGTCTATATCACGCCAGAATCCAGCTGCTTGGAGTTTCTTAACGTCGTTCTTGGTCTTGCGCATTTGGTGGGTGATGCGCTCAGCGTTTTCTAAATTAGAAGCGCCATAAGGAACAATTAAATCTTCAGCTGGTACAAAGACCGCAACTTGTCTACCCAAACTTGGGTCGTAATAAACTTTCTTAAACGCAGAACCAGCCAGTGGCAAGTTCCACAATAACTTCTCATGCTCAGGACGGTACTCACTCATCTGCTCAGTGAGCTTGTAATTCATATCATCCGAAACACGGATTGAGGCTTCCTTTTTTGCTGTTGTCTCTTTGCCAACAATCTTAGTCTTGACCGGCCCCATGGCTGGGAAGGTCTCCATGATTGCTTCCGATTGAAACTTGACAACCGCCTCAGCCAACATAGGGTGGTAAACGCCACATGCGCCCGCCCAGGGTTCCGTTGTTTCTTCATATTTAAGCCCTAGTAATTTAAGACCTTCGACATAAGTATCGGCCCAATCTTTACGGGCGGCAACGTCTGCATCTACTAAACCAATTAGGTCGCTGGCAATAGTTTGGAGAATACCTTCGTCAATATTCTCGGCTAAGTTTTCATCGAACTCATTATCTTCTGGTTCTTCTTTTTCTATGTCTAGAATAGGCATTCCATCAAGACCAATGTGAACTTCTTCTGGGTCCACAATCTCAATTTCAAGTGGTGGCTCATCAGGTGAGCCTGTGATACCCTGGGGTGCTTGATATAAACCTTTATCCATTGCCATAAATTATCCTATCTAAATGCCGGGCCATATGCCCAAGTTACCGCTGCGTATCTGGTTCCACTGGTGACAGGTTGCACACGATGCTTTAAAAACGAAGGAAACACAAGTATGCTCCCCTGCTTAGCCAGTAAATTCTTACCTGGCTCAATTTCTAATTCCAATTCTCCGCCTTTATATTCTTCTGGGTCGTTTAATTGAATACTGCAACTTAATTTTCTTTGTATACCATCTTTTGGGGCAAATGAATCAATATGCCAGTCATAATGGCCGCCATCTGAATAACTACTCATCTGTATCCGTTCGCAGTAGTTTACAGGATAATTCCATTCAGCTAAAGAGTTTGCTACATTTATATGGCATTGTGCTATACAGCCTATGGGGCTAAACAACTCTTCCCAATATACGTTACCTTTTCTTTGGTTTTCTTTTACCTTAGACTCATCTAGTTTGGCGGGGGTAGATTTATCCCAGGGGATAGTAGCAATTACGTGCTCACAGAACTCTTTAGATAAAATGCCTTCAAATAGTTGGTAATAAACGTTAAGCATATTAGACCCTGTAAAAACCAGCGTTTTTCTTGGATTTAAAATATTGAACTGGGTCTGGCTCATCCGACTCTAATCGTATAAACCCACCTCTTCTAAACCGCATAATGGCCTGGGTCATTGAGTCCACTAAGTCATCATGTTCACCAGACGGGAAGCTAGCAACTTCTTCTACCAACTCTTCGCCCCATCTAGTTTCAGGTACCCATACTAATCCACTTGCAAATATATCTGAAACACTATTTAATCTCGCGATTTTATCACTACCTTTACTCGGAGTGTACTCTTGTACAGGTATACCCATGGCTCTTAATTCAAATAAAAGTGGTGAACCGGATGCTTTTGCTTCAATAATAAGTGAATCTGGTTGCCATTCTTGCCATTCTTCGTATGCTCTTTGCTTTAATTCTGGAAACTCCATACGCTTTTTAATTGCATTTAACAGAATAATATTTGCTTGTGGGCGCCCTGTATCGTCGTCTTTATAGAATACTCCCCACGTTGTACACGCAGAATAGTCGCTTCTTTCTGTTTTTAAAAACGCAGTATCCCAAGATTGGATGATAAAGTCGCAATAAGGGGGGTTATCTTCCTCCCAAATACGCCACCATTCGCGCTTAATGATGGCAGAAACTGATGAAGTAGGTGCTTGTTGGTACTGAGCCTGCCATTTTGAGACCGGAAGTTCATCTCTTAGCGCTTCTAACTGCTCCATTGGCCAAAATTCAGGCCAAAGTGGCTTTCCTGAGGGCAAAATTGCTGGAAATTCGATTACTTTCCATCCTTCACCGTTCCTTTGTGCATCAGCTTTGAGAACTTGACCCGTTAAGTCCTTCTTGGACCACCTTGTCATGACGATGACAATAGCTCCCCCTGGCTGAAGACGCTGTCTTGGCCCCGATGTGTACCATTCGTACGTCTTATCATACACATCCGAGTTAGTTTCGGCTAGTGTTGCCTCTTGTTCCGAGTGAGGGTCGTCAATAATGAGCAAATCCGCGCCCTTACCCGTGACCGCGCCACCCACACCGATAGCAAAATAGTCTCCCCCAGCGTTAGTTGCCCAGCG